TTACCCCAGTTACTCCTCCAGAGATGCAGGAATCAGTAGCGGCGGCAGTTGCGGCAACAGCACCAGAAGGTGACGGTGCAAAACCTAGTGCCCAAGACATTCTTGCGGCAATTAGAAACCGTAGCAACTAATCAGTAAACCTAAAAGTGGGCGGCAATATATGTCGCCTACTCTATCTTATTGGAGAAATATATGCCAAGACCTTTTGACGTAAGTAAATTCCGCAAGAGTATTACCAAAGCGGTGCCCGGACTAAGTGTCGGGTTTCATGACCCAGATACATGGATCAGTACAGGTAACTACACACTAAACAAACTTATCAGTGGAGAATTTGAAAAAGGTATTCCGCTAGGTAAAGTAACAGTACTCGCAGGAGAATCGGGTGCAGGTAAAAGTTATATTGCCGCAGGTAATATAATCAAAGCGGCACAGGATCAGGGTATTTTTGTTGTACTAATTGACACCGAAAATGCACTAGACGAGAAATGGCTACATGCACTTGCAGTAGATACCGCAGAAGAAAAACTACTTAAACTTAATATGAGTATGATCGATGACGTTGCTAGAACAGTTAGTGACTTTATGAAAGACTACAAATCAGAATATACAGACAAACCTAAAGAAGAACGACCTAAGGTATTGTTTGTAGTTGATAGTTTAGGTATGCTACTAACACCAACTGATGTTAATCAGTTCCAAGCTGGTGATATGAAAGGTGATATGGGTCGTAAGCCCAAAGCATTAACATCATTGGTTCGTAACACAGTTAACATGTTTGGTGAATTTAATGTAGGATTGCTTGCAACTAACCACACATATGCAAGTCAAGATATGTTTGACCCAGATGACAAGATCTCGGGCGGACAGGGCTTTATCTATGCAAGTAGTATTGTTATTGCAATGCGAAAGTTGAAACTTAAAGTAGATGCAGACGGTGTAAAAACATCTAAAGTACATGGTATTAGAGCGGCGTGTAAAGTAATGAAAACACGTTATGCTAAACCCTTTGAAAGTGTACAAGTTGAAATTCCTTATGAGACAGGTATGAGTCCGTATAGTGGACTTGTAGAGTTTCTAGAAGCAAAAGAGGTGCTAAAGAAAAGCGGCAACAGTTTAGAATACACTAGCCATGTAACAGGCGAAGTAATCAAAATGTTCCGTAAGCCTTGGAATGCCAACAAAGATAATGCATTGGACCTTGTTATGAGCGAATGGGATGATATTGCAGTAGATGGTTCTGGTCAAGAAGAACTAAATATCGACGAACATGAAATCATAGCTGAGGACGAATATATTGAAAATGAGTGATAGTGATATAGCCGCATACGTTGATATGTGGCTAGCTATAAAACCCTACATTAATCCAAAAGACAAAGAGCTTGCTTGTGGAAAACTGTTAGCAGTTATCAATGAGCATTTGTTTGATTTGTCCGAAGTCGGAGACGAATGGTTTGGAAACGATGCAACAATGGATAAAATTATCAGAGAAGAATATATGGAAGAAGATATATTCGACGACTACGATAGCGAAGAGGGTGATAACTGGTAAATGAGCTGGTTTAGCAAAATTAGGCAAGACATAGCTAATATAGTGCCTGCGATTGATTATTACGAAGCACAACTAAATGAAGCAAGATTAGATTGCGGACTCAAAGGCAATGTGGAAAAGCATTCACGTGATATGCCCGGCATAGTTGAATATCGTTTTAATCAGTTGCAGGAACTAGAAGCTGTACTTGAGTTCCTAAATATCGAATTGCGTCAGATACGCAACAAGCACTATCGCAAATACCTAGAAGGATACAACAAAGCACTTTCAAGTAGAGATGCTGAAAAGTATGCTGATAGCGAAAGTGAAGTGATTGACCAACAGCATATTATCAATGAAGTTGCACTAGTTCGTAACAAATTTATGGGCTTGATAAAAGCAATAGATGCAAAGCAGTTTCAAATTAATAATATTGTAAAATTGAGAGCAGCTGGCTTGGAAGATGTTAGCCTTTGAATTGGATGGAAATTGATAAGTTACTGTACAGTATGATTCCTTTGTATGAGGATAAACAACTACTGTACAGTGACGTTAAAAAGAAGTTCGGTTGGAATGATAGCCAAGCAGAAGCCGCAATCGCTCCATTACTCAATCGCAAACTAGTAGAACTAAAACCTACTGTAGTACCCACGACTAAACCTAAAGCTAAACCTAAAACTAAAAAAGTAGCTAAAAAGACAATAAAAGTTAAGAAAAAGAGTTGACAGCACTTTACCTCGGTGCTATAACATGTGTATAGGTTAAACAAACGAGGTACTAAAAATGGAAAAGCAACTAGTAGATTACATTTTAGCACAACACGCAGAAGCTGATACGTTCGAAGCACAAGCACCAGGTAACTGGATGGGTCGTTTACCCGGCGCAGATCAAACTGCATATTGGGCAGACCGTGTTCCAACTGGAACGTTTGCAGAGTTTAATCGTATTGAACTTGAAGAAAGTGCATATTATGCAACTGCTGATGCATATAGCAAAAGCTATGCTCGCAGTTTCGATTTTTCAACTATGTCAGATGCACAGCTAGAAAAACTAATTAAAGATGCATGTGATAATATGGATGCCGAACACGAAGCAGAAAAAGCATACCAAGCGGCAGAAGAAAATCGCATAGCTGAACTTGCTAGTTCACTGAGCGTAGATGTTAACACACTTAACCGATGGATGGAGGCGGCTTAATGGCGTACACTTATCTTAAAGCTGAGGTAAAAACTATCTCAATGGCGGAACTAGAAGCATTACAAAATGCTTATGCGAAAGCCAAAAGATTTAATCAGGCTTGGATTATGCAAGCCATGCAAAAGGTCTTGGACGATATTGACCTTGGTATAGTTCGTGTTGTTGAAAGGGAGGCAGCATAATGCAACTTAAAGGGGCAATGACAGTTTTAAATCGTAGAGTCGAGTTTTATGGAAAGACATTTGATTGGCTAATCGATGCAATAGATCAGGGCATGGATGAAAACATGACAGTTACTCGTGCATACAACATTTATAAACGCAATCAAGGTATTCATAATGTCTAAAAAAATTGGTAGTTATTCGTTTAACTTTACTCAACCGCATCTAACGTATGACTATATGAAGTTCTTGGTCAGTGATGCAGTTAGTTTAGAATTAGAAATCTTAGAAGAAATTGATAGATTGGTAGAAGAAGGCTTGACAAATCCAAGTGCGGATGCTATTATTAATAGAGTAACAAGATGAAGTACGATGACAGACACGGTGGTCCTTACGACAGGGGCGGTGCTGATAGCTATTATAGAAGAGGATTCAACCCCCACTATTATACAGGAGACTCGATAAAGTCCACAGAGATACCTGCCGCCCTAATGACCAACAATGAACGAGAAGCATACAGGGCAGGATACGAAGAAAACGAATCAATAGGAAATCACAAAGAGTGGTAATAAGAAAATAAGTTTTTGATGGTTCCTTAGCTCAGCTGGATAGAGCATGTGCCTTCTAAGCACAGGGTCATAGGTTCGAATCCTATAGGGACCACCATAAACTTATTTACGAATACGGAGAGTTGGCTGAGCGGTCAAAAGCACCGGTTTACTAAACCGACGAGGGTGAAAGTCCTCCATGGGTTCGAATCCCATACTCTCTTCCAAGACAATGCGAGGTTAGCTTAGTGGTAGAGCAAGACGCTCATAACGTCCAGGTCACAGGTTCGACCCCTGTACCTCGCACCAAAGACATGTTAGGTTGCTCCTAACTAGTACGGATTATTATGCTCCGTATGATTGAAGTGATGTCGCAGTCACAACAAAAGAATCGATGCAAGTATGCCGGCTGTGTAGGTCGTTAGTGAGAAGCGTGGAGGCAATCTGCTATTGAAGCGTTATCACATACACACTAACTAACTACTCTATTCAACTTAAACAAAGGTAAGGACACATAATGGGAATTGAATTTGCTATCGTACTAATTACAGGCTTGTTTATGGAGGACAATAAAGAGTTCTTTGAGGCTGGCAATACTGCAACAGGTGACTGGGAATATGTTGGCGCTCAAACGCCAGACGACAATATGGTCAGTTTACCATTTGTTGATACAGTAACAGGAGAAGAGACAATCTTCTTCCGTCGTAAATCAAACTAAAATGTTAATAAGCTCGCGTGGTGGAATGGTATACACAACAGACTTAAAATCTGTCGCCCCTAGGGCTTACCGGTTCGAGTCCGGTCGCGAGTACCAAGAATATGCTCTGGTGGTGGAACGGTAGACACGCTGGTTTTAGGTACCAGTGCCGCAAGGCGTGAGAGTTCGAATCTCTCCCAGAGCACCAAATAATAAATATAAAGCAAGCATTAGGCTAGCCAAAGGAGAATAAGATGAAAGTTGGAGACCTATTAATTGAAGCCGCCCGCAAACAAGCGGAAGGTGAAGTAGCAGTACATAGAGCAAACATCGAAGTCTATAAGCAAATGCCCGCAGGCATTGGTGAACATTCAGATGTATGTGAAGCAATTATTGAAGAACTTAATAAACTAGCAGCAGCAGATGATCGTTTAGAAATGATTAGAAAATATTTTAGCTCGGAAGAGTGATTACATGCACAATGATTTTTCAGCATCAGGCTGGCATAATAACTTAACAAACGAAGATCAAAGTCGACGATCGGTGATTAATTTTGTAGAGCACGAATACTTACAGTGTACGTTTTATGAACACGACCGCCTAGTTGGCTGTATTCCTTATTTTGATAAGAATTATAGTTATGTCAAATCTGCGGCTGATAATT